CCGCATCGCCCGCATGATCGGCCACATCGTCACCGGCATGGCCACCCCCGACGAGCCGAGCGGGCTGCAGCGCATCGTCGCCGCCTTGCAGGATTACGGGCGCCTGATCACGCCCTGGGCCAACGCAACCGCCGAGCGCCTCTTGGCCGACGTGTCGCGCCGCGACGCCGCTGGCTGGCACCAGCTCGGGCAGTCCATCAACCGCGCCCTGCGCGAGGAGATCGCCGGAGCCGACATCGGGCCGCATGTGCAACGGCTGATCGCCGAGACGACGGACTTCATCACCTCCCTGCCGTATGACGCCGCCGAGCGGGTGCAGCGCCTGGCGATGGAGGCGGTGACCGGCGGGAAGCGCTGGGAAGACATCGCGCAAGAGCTGTACGCTAGCGGCGAGGTGTCGCTGTCGCGCGCCAATCTGATCGCCCGCACCGAGACCAGCCGGGCCGCCACCACCCTGCAGCAGGTCCGCGCCGAGCATGTCGGCAGCGAGGGGTACATCTGGAGGACGGCCCGCGACCGCGACGTGCGGGTCAGCCACAAGGACCTCGAAGGCAGCTTCCACAAGTGGAGCGAGCCGCCGGTCGCCACCGATCCGGGGCAGCGCGAGGTCCGCGCCCACCCGGGACAAATCTACAACTGCCGGTGCTTCCCCGAGATCGTGCTGCCGGGCATGGACATCAGCGCCAGGCTCGGGCCGCAGGCGCGCAACCCCGCGTACCTCGAAGCCCTCCGCGCCGCTGGCTACACGGAAGGGGCCGCATTCGAGTAGGAGGGCCGATGAACTACTACACCGTCGAGCAGATCGGCCCGAAACGACACCTGAAGAAACACGGCGAACTGGTCTGCGAAGACGTGCCGATCGCCCGCACCGGGATGCAGCTTTACGGCCCGGACGAAACCCCGATCGAGGCCGGCGCCGCCGACGTCGTGCGGGTCGAGCGCGATCCCGAGGAGGTGTTTCACCCCGCCTGCATCGCCTCCCTGCAGGGCGCCCCGATCGTCAACGAGCACCCGATGAGCGAAGACGGGCGGGCCGACGTGACGCCGGACAATTACCGCGACCTGATTATCGGTCATGTGATGAACCCGCGCCGAGGCGTGGGGATCGACGACGACGTGCTGATGGCCGACCTGCTGATCTGGGACAAGGACGCCATCGCGCTGATCGACCGGGGAAAGCGCGAACTTTCAGTGGGTTACGACGCCGACTACGAGGAGCTGGGGCCGGGCCACGGTCGCCAGCGCAACATCCGAGCCAACCACCTGGCTTTGGTCGAACGGGGCCGCTGTGGACCCCGCTGTGCAATCGGTGACAGCGAATTGGTGGGGCTGTCCGAGTGTGACCTTCAGCAACGGACCACGGAGGACGGCGCCATGCCGGCACCAGCAAAGAAGTCGAGCCTTTCGGAAAAGATCAGGGCCGCTTTCCGAGCCCGCGACGACGCCGAGAAAGCCTTGGACCTCGCCTTGCGGGACGAGGACCCGGACGAGAAGGACAAGACCAAGGACGAGGAGAAGGAGAACGGCAACGGCGCCAGCGGCGTGCACGTCCACCTGCACAACGGTGGCAACGGCAACGGCGCCGCTGAACCCGCCGACGAGGGCGGCGTCACGCTCGACCCGGCGCAGCTCGAAACCGCCGTGTCGACGATCCACGCGCTGGAGGAACAACTGATCCAGCAGGGCGCCGAGATGGACGAGGTATGGGACGCCATCGGGCGCGGCACCGACAGCGTTGCCGATTCGTATCCCCACCGCGACGCCCGCCGGGCGCGCGATGCGAAGCGTGGGCGCGACGAGTTTCCGCCCAAGAAGAAGGACGATGACGACGACACCAAGGATGACCTGCCGGGCGCCCCCGGCGGCTCCGAGAACCGGGCGATCCTGACGGGCTTCCAGTTGGAGGCGCCTCCGGGCACCAAATTCAACGATGTCGCCCGGGTGCGGGACAGCGCGATCTTCCAGGACAGCTTCAACGAGACGCTGGCCCTGGCCGAGGTTCTGGTCCCCGGCATCAAGCTGCCGACCTACGACCGCGCGGCGCCGCCAAAGCGGACCTACGACGCCATGTGCGCCTTCCGCCGCCGGGTGCTCGACGCCGCCTGGGCTCACCCCGAGACGCGGGAGATCATCGACGATCTGGAAGGCGGGCGCTTCAACGGCGCCAGCGGCATGACCTGCGACGCGGCTAAGCGGCTGTTTATCGGCGCCGCGAAGATCAAGGCGCGCAGCAACCGAGCGCAGGTGCGCAACACCGCCGATCTGGTTTTTGGCGGCGGTGTCGCGGGCACCGGGCCGCTGCAGACCCCAACCGATCTGCAGGCGGTGCTCAACAAGCACTACGAGCGAGGCCAGCCCCGCTAAATCCCCACCCCGTAAAGGAGCGTACCGATGCCCGACAACTACATGACGTTTGCCTACCGGATGGGGGCGGGGTTCTCGGGTGATGTCACCCGCATGACCCCGGCTGCCATCATCGAGCCCTGCGCCACCCACCAGGCGGGGCCGCCGACCTTTACCGGCCAGGCGGTCACTATCGACATCACCAGCGGCGGGGCGCGCCCCGTCGCGCTCTCCACCGAGCCGGTCTACGGCATCGTGGTGCGCGGCTTCCCGCAACAGGCCCCCAACGCCAGCGGCTATTTCGGCGGGCAGGATTTCGGCAGTCCGGTCAACCCGTGGGGCTCCGCCGGCCAGCCGATCTCCGCCGTCGACGTACTGCGGCAGGGGTACATGAACGTCATCGTCAACGGCGTGACGCGCAAAGGCGGCCCGGTCTTTGTCTGGGTGGCGGCCAGCGCAGGCGCCCATGTGCGGGGCGGCTTCGAGGCGGTGGCGGGAGCAGCGGGCGAGACCATCGCGCTGCCCAGCTCCTGCACCTATCAGGGCGCGGCCGACGCTAACGGCGTCACCGAGATCGCCTTCAACGTCGGCATGTAAGGGGGACTGACCTATGCCTTTTGACGGACTTCTGTCGAGCACGGCGCTCTCGGCGCCTGCCATCATCCACCGAGGCTGGCGCACCGCCGATGACGCGATGCTCCTCGACCAACGCCGTGGGCCGACCCACGACGCGATGGGCAACCACCACGGACGGCAGTACGACCGGCCGTACCGCAGCCACGACGGCGCCTGGTACGACAGCTCGGGCGCCTTCTATCACGGCGAACTGGTCCGCCTCGACCAGACCCTCCACCTGCCGCTGGCCGCCGTCAGTTGGGGCCGGGACATCGACCTGCGCTCCGATGTGACGCTGGCCGACGAAGCCACCGCCTGGACCCTCAGCACCTTCGGCAGCCCCGGCGGGCTCGGGATGAGCAACGCCATCACCGGCGGCAAGGCGTGGATCGGCAAGAACACCACCGAGATCGTCGGCGTGTCGGTGGACATCGCGCAGCTCACCAAGCCCCTGCGCCCCTGGGCGATGGAGCTGAAGTACACCGTGCTGGAGCTGGAGTCGGCACTGAAGATCGGGCGTCCGATCGACCAGCAAAAGTATCAGGGGATGCGCCTGAAGCACCAGATGGACATCGACGCGATGGTGTACATCGGTGACAGCGACACGGGCGACAAAGGGCTCGTCAACCTGCCCGCCTATGCCCCCGGCGTCCCCGGTGTCGGGATCATCACCAACTTCCCGGTAGGCGCGGGCGTTGGCGCCACGGCGGCGTGGAGCACCAAGACGCCGGCCGAAATTCTGGCCGACATCAACTTCGCGTTAAACACCGTGTGGATGAACTCGGGCTGGGCCGTGGTGCCGAACCGCATCCTCTTACCCACCGCGCAGTACGGGTTCATCGCCACCCAGCTCGTCAGCGCTGCGGGCACCACCTCGGTTCTGCGGTACATCGAGGAGAACAACATCTTGGCCCGCTCCGGCGCTGGGCGACTGGAAATCTACCCCTGCAAATGGTGCAACGGCGCCGGAGCGGGTGGCACGATCGGCACCCCCGCGCCGGGCGTTTCCGACCGTATGGTGGTCTACACCAAGAGCCCCGAGTACGTTCGCTACCCGATGACCCTGCTGGCCCGCACCCCGATCCAGTTCGACGCGATCTGGCAGAAGGCCACCTATTACGGGCGGCTCGGCGTGGTCGAGAGTATCTATCCCCAGACGGTGGGCTATTTTGATAAGCTCTAAGGCTTGCGGATATAGTTCTTCATGTACTCCCGCCTCCACTCATCCCGAGCGGGCCGCTCTCTCATACGCTTGTCATAAGCAGCGGCTCGCTCTGGATCACGGGCCCGCCACCGACGCTGTTCGGCGGCGCGATACGCTCGAAGCTCGTCAAGCGGCAGGCTTTCGCGCCACCGCTTGACGACGCCGGGAGCCTTAGCCTTCACGCATTCGTAGCAGGCGCCGCTACTCACCCACCGCTCGGCGAGATGCCCCTGCGGGCATTCCTTGCCGGTGTAGTAGCGTTTCAACCCGAGTGCTTTCGCATCGGCGCGGGATAGGATCACCATCTAAATACCCTAGCACAGGAGCACGCGCATGGCGCAGAGCACCCGGCCGCCGACGCCGCCGCCGCCGACCCCGACGCCGCATCGGGAAAACACCCGAGAGAGCGATGCCGAGCGGCAGGTGCGCGAAGACCAAGAGCGGCAGCGCCGGGCTGCTGCCGAGGAGCGGCAGGCGCGGGACGATGCCGAAAAGGCGACCGCCCATCTCCCCCGGCAGGGCGAAACCCCGCAGGAGGCGATGACGCCGCAGCAGGCGCTGGACGCGCTGGAGGAGCAGGACACCGTGCTGATGAACTTCCCGGAGGCGGTCACCCTGACCCTCCCCGGGTATCAGCTCGTGTACTTTCCTCCCGGGGTCAACGAGGTGCCCGCCAGCCTGGCGGACGACACCTACCTGGCGGCCAGCGGCGCCACCCCGCTGCAGCGAGCGATAGGGCGTTACTAATAACAACCCGCCGTTCGACCGCTTGGACCTGATCCCTTCCTCTTACGAGAGGGCGCCGCCATGATTCTGGAAATCCTGTTCGTAGTAACGATGTTTTTGTGGCTGTTGACCCTCCTGCCAATACCGCCGCTGGCGCCATACGCGGGGTCGTATGGCTACTTCGCGTTTGTCGCTGTGTTGTTGCTGGGGTTGTTTATCTTCCTGCCTGGGATGCGGTGACGTCATGCCCCTGACCGCCAAAGGCGCCGAGATCAAATCGGCGATGCAGGAGCAGTACGGTACGGAGATTATCAAGGCTAACCGAGATGAGGCTTTTGAATGCCCCGAGTGTGGCGATCTGCACCTGGCCGATTACCATCGTGCGCCCGATAAGCGCGAGGGCGAACAGGTCTTCTACGCCTCGAAGAACGCGGGCACGATCAGCGGAGTGGATGCGATGGAAGAAAAGCCGGAAGACTGCGCCGACGAGAGCACCGCGATCGGACCGCTCGCCGACGAAGGGATGATCAGCGCGCTGGTGCCCGAGCCGATGTTCGAGCACCCGCAGCAACACCCCAACGAGTCGACGCCGCCGGAAGAAGCGGTGGGCGCCGCCAGCGCGCCCGAGCAAACCCTGGTCGAGCTCGTGCTGCGCACCAACGACGCCAACGGCGGGATTGTCGGCGGCGCCTTGGCGCAAGGCTGGGGCGAGGGCTGGGCCCCCACCGACAGCACCCGCGACCAACTGCCCGGCGGCGTCAGCCTGCCCGATATCTGCTCGCAGAGCGAAGGGATGGCGGGCCAGTGGATGCAGCGTCCGCTGGGGCCGGACAACAAGTGAGCGAAGGGTGGCGGGAGCGGCTGCGCGCCGAGCACAACGAGCTGAAAGAGCGGCTGCGGCGCCTTGAGCTATTCATGATGGCTGACGAAATGCCGGAGCTCTCGCCCAAGGAGCAGGCGCTGCTGATCGCGCAGACCTACGCGATGAACCAGTACCTCGACATCCTCGGTATCAGGCTGTCCTTCTACCGATGATCGACCCGGAGCTCGCCGAGTGGCTCGACGGCCACAACGAGGCCGCTCTCCTCGCGGACGGCTTCGAGGATGCCATCATCGGCGTCGCCGAGCGCTGCAGCCAGCCGTCCCTGGTGGTCTATGACGCCGAGCGCTGCATCGGCATCCTGATGGAGCGCGACGGCATGACCTACGAGGGCGCCGCCGAGTTCTTCCAGTTCAACACGCTGGGCGCCTGGGTGGGCGAGCACACGCCGCTGTTCCTGTGGCGCTACCGAAAGGGGGACAGATGAGCGACGAAATTGTCCCAGTGATCGAGGCTCCTGCGATCGTCGAGGTGGTCGTGGTCGACCCCTGCGACCAGCCCGACCTCACCCCCGACCAGTTCCGCATGATGTTCCCCGCCTTCAAGGACCCGGCGAAGTGGCCTGACGAGACGATCGCCTTCTGGATCGACCTCGCCCCGATCGACCCGTGCCTGTGGGACAAGATGTACAATTTCGGGCAGGGCCTGTGGGCCGCCCACGAAATGATGAAATTCGGTCCGGCGGACGGCACGGGCGGCGGGCTGGCGACGGGCGGCGGCCCGATCAGCTCGAAAGGCGTCGGCCCGGTCAGCGTCAGCTACGACCTCACCCTCGGCACCGAGGAGGGCGCGGGCAACTACAACTCGACGATCTACGGGCGGCAATTCATCCACCTCGCCCGGCTGTTCGGCATGGGCCCCTACCAGATCGGCGCGGTGAGCCCGGCGCCCTTCGGCACCGCCTGGCCTGGTCCGCCGCCTTATCCGGGCTGGTTCGGCTGATGGCCGACCGCTGGTTCGTGGTCTTCCGACGCCAGGGCATGCTGTCGCCCTCGGTCTATCACGACTATCTGCCGTCGTTCGTTACCGGCAAGCGGGCCAAGCAGGACGGGGTGTTTCATGTGAAACAACTCGACGCTGACGATGAACGAACCCTGAACGAGATATGGGACGAGTATCAGCGCGGACTGCCCGCCGCTTTAAGGCGCGACTTGGCGTACAAGCAGGGCAACGAGGCGCACCCGCTGCCGCTGTCGGGGACCAAGGAGGCACCATGAAACGCGCGGTGATGCTGGATGACGAGCTGATCGACAGCCTGCGGGAGCATCTGGAGGGCGGCACCCGGGGCGACATCCCGCACATGCAGATCGCCGCCAACCTGCTGCGGCGCTTCACCGTCGCGGTCAACGACGCCAAGCGGGGCTTCACCCCGCCCGAGGTCGACGAGGAGGAGCTGTACAAGAACGCGCCGCCGCCGTGACCGAGGGGGCGGCCCACCCGCTTTGGCCGGAAACAGCTCACCCGGAACAGGATTACGCCGAGGAGCTGGAGGACGAGACCCGGGCCTTGATCGTCCTGCTAAAGCACGAGATCGGGTTGCGCTGGATGAGCGTCGAGCTGCGGATGCAGATCGAGCGCATCGAGGTGATGATCGGCGACGCGGGTACCATGCCGATGGCGCCGACGCCGTGAGCTGGCTGGCCGCCGCGCTGGTCATGGTGTTGTTGACCAGAGCAGACGGCGGGCCAGTCGCAATCATCCCAGCCCAAGTGACAGCGCTGCACGGAGCGCTGCCGACCGGGCTCAAAGTGGCCAACCCGACAGCGCGCTGTGTCATCTGGCTGACCGATGGGCGGGTGTTGTCGGTCAGGGAGTCGTGTGGCGTGGTGCGCCGACTGCTGGAAGAAGCGGGGCCGACGAAGCCCTAATCCAACGATCCAAATTTGGACTTTTGCGATGGCTGATCCCGCCGACATCTCCCGCACGATCCGCCGCCTGTCGAAGCGGCGGGTGCTGGTGGGTATCCCGCAAGAGAACGATCCACG